CCCGTCTTCGACAAGGCATGGCACCTGTTTCAGGACGATGTGCTGCCGGTGCTGGTCAAGGTCGCGAAAGCGATCGGCAAAGACCTGGTCGACGCCGCCAGGGACACCTGGAAGATGTTCGCCGACCACAAGCAGGACCTGCAGGAGATCGGGCTGGCTTTCGGGGCGATCGGCGCCATCATCCTGAAGCTGCTGCCGGTCCTCGGCCCGCTGCTCAAGCTCGCATTCACGGTCATCATCGGCCTGGTCGGGACTCTCTGATTCACGACATCGGCTGGCTGATCCACACACGTTCGCCGAGATGACGATCGCGGTCCTGCACATGTCCGCGGGTGCCCTGACCGGGTTCAAGGCTATCGGTGACGGCATGTTCGAGCTGGCACACGGCGTCCTGCAAGGGCTGGTGTGGGTCGCCGAAGGCATGGACGCAGTGTGGGATACCGGCAAGGCCAGTGCTGTCCGTCGTCGAGCCATGCAGGGCATGGACGACATGAAGTCGCACTTTGACCGGAACGTCCAGGGGATGATCAACGGCGCCGAGAAGATGGCGAACGGCATCCAAAGCCAGCTCGACAGGATCGACCACAAGAACATCACCATGACGATCCAGGCCAACGGACACTTCCAGGTGTTCAACGACGGCTCGGGTGTCACCGCGGCGGGGACGCACTTCCGAGCCGCAGGCGGCCCCATCCACGGCGGCGTAGCGGGGAGGGACTCGGTCCCGGCAATGCTGATGCCTGGCGAGCACGTCTGGACCACCGCTGAGGTGCAGGCCGCCGGCGGGCACGGGGCGATGTTTGCGATGCGGCGTGCGGTCCGAGGCTTTGCTGACGGCGGTCCCGTCGGGCGTTTCGTCGACAACGCGTCGGGGTCGATCATGTCCGGCATCCGCAGCTTCCTGGCGACGGCAGAGAACGTGGTCGCGCAGGTCGGCAAGGCCGCGCTCGCCCAGGCAGCGGCGGCAGCGTCCGCCGGGAACACGCCGATCTCCTACGGCGGCGGCGCGAACACCATCGGACTTATCGAGGCGCTGGCGAACTCGTTGGGCGTCGGCGGCCTGTCGGTGACGTCGACCTACCGGCCGAACGCTGGCTACCACGGGATGATGGAAGCCGTCGACTTCTCCAACGGCCCGGGCTACGGCCCAGGCTCCGAGACGCCTGGCGAGCTGGCGTTCGACCGGGCGTGGGCAGCCAAGTACGGCTCGAGCCTCGCCGAGCTGATCCACGCTGGTGCCGGGTCGGTGAACATCAAGGACGGCAAGGTCGTCGACGGCTGGGGGTTCTACGGCGCGGAGACGATGATGGGCCACTTCAACCACGTCCACGTCGCCATCAGCCCGGCGTCGCTGGCCCGCGCCGGTGCCCATCCGCATGCGTTCGCATCGGGTGGGATGCCGCAGGTCGGCCGGCCTTACTGGACTGGTGAGAACGGCCCGGAGCTGCAGATGGCGCTCGGCCCGACTCGGGTGTTCTCCCACGAGGACAGCAAGGCAATGGCGCGCACCGCCCCGCTGCAGCACGTGGAGCACCAGCACATCAACACGGGCGCCGACCTCGAACTAGTGCTTCGGCAGGTCGAGTTCCGTGAGCGTGCTGGCCATCTCGGTTAGACCTCGACACATTCCAAAGGAGAACGATTGCTACCGGATCGCCCGCACCGATCTCGCCCACTACCCCCGCACCCCGACCCGCCTAGGAGACAACCGACATGGTGATGAACAGGAACCTCGCCGCAGCCGACGACCTGCGCCAGCGCGCCAGTGACGAGGTCAACCGCATCCGCGCCGTCAGCCGCTACACCGACGATCACAAGCGCGCCGCGATCGCCCGCGTCTACGCACAGGCGCACGAGAAGATGACCCGGCTGACCGCCGAGTCCGGCGCCGACGACGCCGACGTCAAGGCCCGCTCCAACCGCCGGGCCTTCGGTAGTGACGACCTGCCCGGTGACCGTGGGTCGCTCGCTATCTCGTCGAGGGACGCCGCCGACCGGGTGGCCGGACTGACCACGTCGGCTGACGCCGCCGCCCTGCTCGAGCGTGCCGAGATGGGCAGCGATGAGGTCCTCGCCCGCGCCGTCGCCAGCCACGCCCACCGTCAGTCGACCGATGGACTCACTGCCCGCGACCCCGGCTGGGGTGACGTCGTCGACACCTTCGCCGCCACCCGACCCGCAGCCACCGACGCCATCGGCACGCTCCGCTCGCACCAGACGACGCCGAGCGTGCGCGTGCTCTGGGCCTTCGTGCTCCCGAAGCCGGCCGAGCTGTCAAACCTCGACCTCGGCGCCATCGTCAACCTCGCCGACACCCTGCCGTGACCGACCGGCTCAGGCAGCCGCAGACGACGCACTCGGCTCGACGCGGACCCGGAGGTCACCGGAGCGAGCGCCACAGCCCGCGCAGCACGCCGCTGGCATTGCGAGGCATAGGGGGGGAATCCTAGGGTGTCACGCAATGTGACCGCGGGGTCGCACACTTCCATTCACTGACGATTCACAGGAACGGTGGTGACGGCGTGACAAAGACCTGCGAGCAGTGCTCTATCGGGTTCGTTTCGACCTCCCCCACGGCTCGTTTCTGCTCTGCGCGGTGCCGGAAGGCGGCGTTTCGGGCTCGTCAGGAGGTGTCTGCGGCGTCCGTGGACCGTCTCGGGACGGCTGGGACGACGGTGGAGGCGGTTCGGGCCGAGTTGGAGGCCGCGGGCCGGGCTGACACGTACCTGGGCAGGGCTGCGCTGGCTCTCGCCGTGCGAATCGACGGGTCGACGGCTGTGATGGGCTTCGCCGCGTTGGTGAAGGAGCTGCGGGCGACGATGGAGGCGGCTACCGAGGGTGTTGTCGTGGCTGCCGACCCGATCGACGAGCTGCGGGCGCGTCGGGACCGTATTTACGGGGCGGCCGGGGCGTGATGGTTGTCGACCCGGCGTTTCGGTCGGTGCCGGCCTACGTGCGGACGCTCGGGCCGGTCGTCGCCGAGGTGGCTGCGACGGCGGGGTACGTCCCCGACGACGAGCAGGCCGCCGCGTTGGATGCGATCTTTGGGCTGCGGCCGGACAACACGGTGGCGGCCTACGAGGCGGCTGTCATCGCCTGTCGCCAGAATCTCAAGACGGCGCTGTTCAAGATGTGCGCGTTGGGCTGGCTGTTCGTCACCGACCAACGGCTCATCGTGTGGTCGGCGCATGAGTTCTCGACTGCGCAGGAGGCGCATCGCGACCTCGCGGAGCTGATCGAGGGCAGCGCCCCGTTGCGGCGCCGGTTGAAAGCGGTACACCACGGGGCTGCGGACAAGTCGATCGAGACGACGACGGGTCAGCGGGTGGTCTTCAAGGCCCGTACTGCGACCGGTGGGCGTGGGCTGTCGGGGGACAAGATTGTGCTCGATGAGGCGTTCGCGTTGCAGCCGGCGCACATCGGCGCACTGTTCCCTACGTTGTCGGCTCGCCCCGATCCCCAGCTCGTGTACGGATCGTCGGCGGGGCAGGTGCAGTCGGGCTACCTGCGGGGGATTCGGGACCGTGGCCGGGCTGGGGACGACCCGCGGCTCTGCTATCTCGAGTGGTGCGACGACCTCGGCGGCGAGTGTGAGCACCCCGTCTGCGACCACGCCGTGACGAGGCCGGGTTGCCGTCTGGATGACGAGCGGCGTTGGATTCGGGCGAATCCCGCGCTCGGGCGGCGTATCTCTTTCGATTTCGTGCGGGCGGAGCGACGGGCGATGCCCCCGGCCGAGTTCGCCCGTGAGCTGCTTGGCTGGTGGGACGAGGGCGACGCTGCGGACGGCGGGGTGTTCGCTGCCGGCGCGTGGGAGGCGTGCCAGTCGGATACGTCGGAGATCACCGGGCCTCTTACGTACGCGGTTGAGGTCGCCGAGGACCGTTCCTGGTCGGCTGTGGCCGCTGCCGGCACCGGGCCGGAGGGGCTGCACACCGAGGTGGGGTATTACCGGCGCGGCACGTCGTGGGTTGTCGACGTCGTCGCCGGGTTGATAGAGCGCAACCGCCGTGCGCGGGTTGTGGTGCAGCCGTCGTCGCCTGCCGGGTCGCTGATCGGTGAGCTGATCGACCGTGACGTGGTGGTGGTGCAGGCCAAGGGCCAGGACTACGCCCAGGCGTGCGGTGGTCTGCACGACCTCGTCCTTGAGGCCGGTCTGCGGCACGTGGGGCAGCCTGAGCTTGACGTGGCGGTGCGGCACGCTCGCAAGAAGCCGTCGGCCGACGCGTGGGTGTGGGACCGGCGTACTCCCGCGGTCGACATCAGCCCGCTGGTGGCCGTGACGCTGGCGGTCTGGGGCGCGCAGCAGAAGCCGCGCCGCCCCGGCCGGTTCGTCTCCTTCTAGCCGCGACTCCTGAGAGGGCACCGCACATGACGACGCTCGACGAGCACGAGCCTGGCTGCACCCTTTGACACGTTGTAGGTGACAGTGTCTACTTGATGCCAGCGCCAGAGGTGTGTGCCCACGTGAGCCCTCGAGCAGCCCCGCCA